TGGTCTCCTGTTTGAGTCCCCGGCCGCCGCGAGTCGTGATGTCGGCCATTTCCGGATTCGAGGGAATCTTCACGTCCCCGGCGTTCTTGACCTCGACAAAGGTTGGTGAGGCCCAGGTTCCGGTTCCAAGGTAGAGTCGGCAGTCGATGCCGCGGACGGCTTCATAAGAGGGCATGGTGATTTCCTTTCTGGTGGGTTAGGCACTCGCCCACAGGTCGTTCACCTTGGGCAACTCTTCTCGAAACGCCGGTTCCATGAATGGCCGAGGCCGAATCCAGACCCGACGACGACGGCGAACACCAGCACCGCTGCCAGGCTCCGTCACTTCACTCGTTCCGCCAACTTCCAAAGCTGGCGGAGCAATCGCCTCCCGTGCGGGTAACGCGGTCGGACCAATCACCACGCTGCGTCGTGACGTGTCCGCCGAAAAGAAAATGAACTTCTTAAGCAAACCGGTATGGCTTTTCGGCGGCCTGCCCGGCTGGCTGATCTCTCCCTTGCGTGACTTTCGAATGCTCGACTTGGCTCGCTGGCGGACATACGCCCCGAACTGGCTGAGCACTCGCTTTTCCTTGCGCGTGAAAATGCTCTGAACCTGTTGGCGGTCGAAGAACATTTTCTTGGCATCACTGAACTTCAAACCGAAGCCGATCAGCCCTGCCATGATTCATCTCAGGATTCGTTGCTCCCGATAGGTGACGAGCAAGCGGCTTTCAAACTGCCGCCGCTGGCTGACCCCTTCCGGGCTGTAGATCATTCCGTCGGGATTACTGCCGCGAGCTTCGTAGGTCAGACCGACGAATTTCGGGTTGTTGCTGGCTGCCGGCCGAGCATTCGCCACGGCCAGCAGCAGGTTTTCGATCTGTTCCATCACCAACTCGGAGGCCGCGACAAACGCCTCGACCTCCTCATCCGTCAATTCGTCCGATGCCAAACGCCGCGTGACCATCACCGCCACGATGTCGTCTTGAGGTACATCCGCTCGATTCGGTTCAGAGACCCGCGTTGAGCGAGGCTGCACCTGCACGACATACAGGCCCGTTTCGTCGTCGCGCAGCTCTGTCCGAGGATAGGCCACGCGTGTGATGGAAAACGTGTCTGTCAGCGTGCCGATCGTGTGGGCCGCCGCCGCCGTTGTCAGCATCGCGACCAGTCCATCGGCCAGATTCATCCTTCGGGAAGGCATCAGCTCACCAATCGTTTCACGAAGACTCGAAACCAGAGACCGCTGCGCGTCATGCGAAAGCAGTCCCCCTCACGATTGCGATTGACTTCCAGCACGACCGCCCGGCTGCTGGCATCCGTGAACGCGATTTGATCACCCGGTTGCGGTTCGGCCGGCGAGAGGCTCGCCAGTTGCACCGGGTTAATCAAAACGTGTTGCTCGTAAGTGGTAATCTCCGCGTCGTTGACTCCGATTTCTTTCTGTTCCTGCCGCGCCAGCAGAATGTTCACGCTGACCGAAGTTGCATCCCGCGAGTACGTCGCGGCAATGCTCGCCTCGGCCACAAGATCGGCCTTCAGGCTGGCAAGATCGGTGGTCAACGACATGGATTAGCTTGGTTTTTGATCCGGGGTGATGTGATGCACGCGCACCGTCGTATCCGACGCGCCAGCCGCTTGCACACACTTCCCGATGTAGAGACCGCCGGAGGTTTCAGCGACCTCGCTGGAATCATTCCAGAACACACCATCACCCACAGCGAACACCGGCCCGCTGCTCCCCGACTTCGCGAAGTCATAGGTTCCGCCGCCGATCGCCAACGCGCCCAGGCGGTCGGCTTCGATGTCAGAGTGGGCAATGGCCACGCCGTTACCGAAGGCCACCACGTCGCCAGCGGTCACTGCTGAGCCTGGCGTGTAGTCCATCGTCTCGACGCTGCCCTGAATAAAACGGGCCTGAGTCATGGTTGGAACTCCTTATCTCTGAAAAAACCCGGCGGCGGGGTGCCACCGCCGGGGACCGAAAGGACACGCTTCGCGAAGGGGGACCGACACGTTACGCGCCTGCCGATTTCACGATCGCGATATCGTTCGACTCGGCGACGCCGAAGTCGATGTACACTCGCATCGACGTGCCCAGCACGTCAAAGTCGCTCACACTACTGTCCTGAGTCTCGACGGTCGGGTTCTCCTGGCCATTCAGAAAGGCCGCGAGGAACGCCGCCAGCACGCCAGGATTGGCCAACAGGAACCATTGAGTCGCCGACTGTCCGGTCAACGCATTGCCGTCCGAATCCCGCAGCGCCGTGTTGTTGAGGTACGGCGAGGTCAGTCGCGTCAGGGTGCCGACGTGCGGATTCGTCGCCGGTTCGACCTTGCGGCTGCTGGTCGATCCGAGCTGCGTGGCGATGATCGTCGTATCCTTCAACAACTGGTCGGCGACAACTTCCAGCGCCGATCCGACGATCAGGAACTCCGGCGAGACCGCAATCGGCCGGCCGTTGATCTGCTTATCCATGAACAGCGTTTTAGCACTGGTCAGGGCGTCGATCGACAACGCGGAACCGCCGCCGGAAATCAGGTTCGGATTCGTGCCGCTGGACCGGTAGAACGTCCCGGTGGTCGGATTGATCAGCAGCTTCCAGACCTCTTCCTCAACGCTGGTCGCCGCCAGCCAGCCCAGCATTTCCGGAATCTGCATCAACGCTCCCAGATCGTCGTTGATCCAGTCCTCACGGGTGATCGCGACGATGCCGCCGCGCGTCTCGATGCGGTAGCTGGCCTGCGCGTCCTCAAACTTCACATGCTTGAGCTGGCCGTCTTTGCCGACCTTCTGAATGCCGCCGGCACCGAGTTGGAAGCGGACTTCGTAATTGGGCCGGAAGTCCTTCACCGATCGCTTGCCGACGACTGAACGCCACTTGACCTGCGGGCGGTTGTAACCGGCCAGCAACGCACGATTCGCGACCGTTCCGAACACGTAGGGCAGGCTGAGTGTCGTGAAGCCCGCCGCGCGAATGTCGCGAGCCGCCTCACGGACGGCACTCAACATGCCGGTGCCGGTGAAGCTGCCGGAATAGCTGCGATTCGCCGCCCGAATCAGCATCGCCCCCAGATCCCGCAGGCCGAAGCCGCGGTAATCGGCCGAATGGGCGCGGTTCATCACCTGTTCGCGACGACCCACGGCGAAGCTCTCGGCGATGATCTTGTCATCCATGCCCAGGTTCACCATCAGGGCGGCCGTCACGACTTCGCCCTCGATTTCGTTCTCCTGAGCCGATGCCGCCTTGACCGGTTCCGGACGAGCCTTCCGCATCAAAGCCAGCTCGGTCTTGTCTTCCGACCAGCCTTCTTCGATCGCCTTGGCAATGATCTCGTCTTGATCCTTGTACCGCTCGCGCAGCGCGTTGATCCGACCGACTCGCTTGAAGTCGGACGCGATCTCACGGCGGAAGGCGGCAATGCTGCCATCCACAGAATCGCCGTCGCTGCCGGCGGGCGTTCGGCGTTTCTTTGCGGAAGCCTGGACTTCGGCTTCTTCATCGTCGCCGGCTTCGAGTTCTTCTTCGGGATCGCCGGAGGCTTTCAGCAGCTCCGCATCAAACGCCGCCTGAAGCGTTGCCTTTTGCTCGTTGGTCAGCGTGGCTTCATCGAAGCCTTTGGCTTTCAGCCATTCGGAAAATTTCATGCTCGGTTCCTCTCGATAGCTGGTCGCCGCGATACTGGCGGACGTCTTGCTGTCCGCTCCGACGGCGACGAAACTGACCTCGGAAAGACTGGCCCCTCGTGCCACATACAGCGGACCGGACCAACGCCGGCCGTTGACGAGCACGCTTTCCCCCTTATCCACAAACTCGAGCTTGCCCGGACTGGCCCCGATCGAGAGCTGCCACGGGTAGCCGTTGGCGGCCATCGCCACGACGTTTGAGGCATGTTCACCCACGCCGCTGACAATGCCGGTAATTCGAACTCGCTGCGCGGAGACTTCTGCAGACGCATGGCCGACGATTCGCTCGTGATCGTGAGCCCACAGCAACGGAATCTGCTCGGCCGAGATCGACATACTCGCAAGATCCACCACGATCGGAGCGCTCACGAACCGCTGCCGCAACGCGCCGCCGGTGTAAGCCGTGCCGCAGACCTTGGGCATCTTCTTTTTCTCAGCGTCGCCCGCTTCGATGACGGGAGCCTCGGCCGCGGTGAAATACAACATCTCACTGGCTTTTGGTGCTGCCGCTTCAATGCGGTTTCGCAGCCGTTTCGCTCGACGACGCTGCCTGCGGGTGGGACTCATACTCGCCCTCCCGCCGGCATTGGCTGACGTTGACGGACCGGGATCGCCGTCCGCGGCGCTCGCGAGGGTTCATCCGGTTCGACCGGCTTTCTGCTTGCTGTCCGCTGTCCGCTGACCGCTGTTCCCTCGGGATTGAGCGGATCGAAACCGAAGAACTTACGCCGCATCGCCTCGGCAAATTGCCGGTCGGTCAGGCCCAGCGCCTTGGCTTGCTTCGACCATTCCCGCTTGCGGTTGTAACCGTCCGCGGCCATCTCGGTATCGAAGCTGATCACGCCGTTGGACAGCCGAGTCTCTTGGGCGTTCGCTTCCTTGTTGGAATCAATGTGCGGGTGTCCGTCCCATTCCCACTCAACGGCATCGCCGGACGTGATCTCTTGGAGCACGTCGTCGCCGGCGTCCATTCCAGCGAACTCGTCGGTCAGCCGATATTCCGCGAACCAGCTTTGGAACACGCGATCAATCACCACGTCTTCGCAGTCTTCGCGAGTGATGTCGATGACGTTCCAATAACCTTGATGATCGAGTCGTCCGCTGGCGTAGTTGTGCTCGCTGCTGTCGCCGGCGGTCACGTTGTACGGCTGTCCGATCGGGCGACCGGTTTCCTTGGTGATCTCGCGATTGAAAGCAGGAAACGTGTCGTTGGGATGCTCGGACGCGATCTGATGAAACTTGTTGCCATAGGGCAGTGTCATCACGGTATTGCGGTCCAGATCGACCGTGGACAACGGGTCGGTCGAATCAGCTTCACCGGGCGGGGCTTCCGTTTCGATCACGCCGCCGAAGTTCGCCGCCGATTCCGCCGCCATCAACGTGGCCAGCATGAACCGCCGCCGAGCGGCAAACAGCGACAACGACGAATGATTCTCCGGGATGCCACGCACCTGCCCCGGCCGGCTGATCTTGAACCAGTGGACGACGTAGGCGGCATCGAGCGCGTAGGTTTCCCAGAAGTTCGGACCCAGATCGCCCGGATGCTGCTTCAGAATGTGATAGCGCTCCGGATTGCCGGCCGCGTCGAAATCAATGCCATCGACGCGGAACGGATCGGCGAGATTCTCCGTCGGCGAAGCGCACATCTCGGCTTCAAAGGGCTTGAAGTCCAGCTTGACGGACCCACTCAGCCGCTCGTTCGTGGTGAACTGCGCGAAAGCTTCGCCGTCGTTCAATTTGGCACGGACCAGCAGCGACAGCTTGCTCCGCAGACGAATCAACTTCGACCAGCGTCTCCAGGCCAACGTGATCCGTTCATTGATCGCGTCGTCCTTGGTCAGAAGTTGCAGACGGGGACCAGTTCCGATCACATCGTTGGCGAAGGAACTGACCATCCCCTCGGCCATTGGATTGTTCGCGGTTTCGTACCGCATCCGGTCGCGTAGTCGCTTGCGGACGATCGGGCTGTTGGCCGAGCGGGCGGAAAGGCCATCGACCATCGCCCAATGGCGCGAGTTCTCGTCGGTCGTCTCGGCCGCGTCATAACGCCCGCGAATCTGTCGCGACGGCGATCGTTCACGCTGCGACACATCGCGACGCGAGAAGCCGAACAGCTTCGAGAGATTCGACAGCCAGGACATCGCTCAATCCGTGACAGACCCGACCCCGCCAGGAGGTCGAAACTTGCCGAAGCGGATTCCCATGCCTTGCAGATTCGTGGCCGCAGCCGCGTTGCCGGACTTGAGATACTTGTCCGCCTCGATCAATTCCTTGAGCGACCGCTGTTTCGACCGACCCTCTTCGGTTTCGACTTCCAGCGGCTTGCCCGCCAGCGTTTCAATGGTCGGCGTCAGATCGCTCATGTCGCGGAACAATGAACATGGCATCACCAGACCGCAATATCATAGACATACATTCTCAGCAGAATGCTATCAGGTGTGATATATCTATCATTCCCTTGATATCTCTATCACTTCGCGAGTCACCACGATTTTGCCGCAGTGCCGACAGCGGCGGCGGCGGCGAATTTGAGTTGGTTCGTCAAACGTATGCGTCACCGAACTTTCGGCCAGGAAGTGCCGGCAGCCGCAACGCGGACAAGTTCCGGGCTCCGCCGCATTCAATTGCACGAAGCGGCAGGGATTGACGGACTCGCCACGCCGCGAACAGACCCAGACCTCGCAGGCCGAATCCGGCAACC